CTGGTTCATCAGCTAAAAGAGCCCGTTTAGCCGTGCTAAGGAACTGTACGCCAGCCCTTTGATGCGGGAACAAGTCTTCATCCCCATCAGCCTCTAAAACCTCTCTGAGAGCCATTGCAGGGCCTATACGGGTAGTTAATTCATTAGCTGCCCAATCATTGAGGGCAGGGCCTATTTCTAGGTCATTGAGGAATGTAGAACGTAGTGCAAGGCAACTAGACCAGCTTAGGGGGATTCTCCACAGTTGGTCTTGAGCCGACCATTTAGAGCCGGGAATAGACTTACATAGGTCTTTAAACCGCCATTCGGCTTTTATGACTATATGACTCTTGGACTCGTCAAGTTCCACTAATACTGGCATTTGCTACCTTCTGTCGTTATGTCTAAATACTATCACGAAAAATTAAAAAACTTTTTATTTCTTGATAGTTATTTTTCTTTGTCTAAGAGTACACGAGGTACCCATTTTTGCTTAGTTAAGGCAAGTAAGGCGTGTCGTATTGCATCATTAGCATGACCTTCTCCGCCCACATGCCAAGTCCCAATTTTCTTTAGTGCTTGGTTTGGGAACATGTTTTTAGCATCTACGGGATTTTGCATCCATATATTTTCAGGGTCATACCCAGACTCTCTACATAGATGTTTTAGAACACCTATTTGCTCTAAAGAGTATGGAGCCTGACCACAGACCACTTTTACAGAAGGTGCGACAGCCGCCTGAGCCAATACCGCTCTTACATCGGCAGCAAAATCTTCAGGCTGAGACTCCATCGAGTAGACCTTTACTGGCAAATCTTCTGACCCACCAGACCAAGTAATTAAAGCAATTCCGCTGGCTTTGCCTGGGTCAATAGACACTATTGCAAAATTACTATTCATACTTTTGACCCCAATTCTGTAATGGTCCATCAACATCTGCTGTAAGTGGTACTGACCAACCTTCTCGAGTAGTCATGCATTCTTTTACTAGTTGTTTAATTTCCTCGGCTTCGCCCTTAGGGGCTTGAAGAACAATTTCATCGTGTACAGGAACAATCAAATAGTCAGTCAAATCTGCTTGGTCTAACTTTAAAAGATTTGATTTAAATACTTCAGCTGCTCCACCTTGAATTAGATAGTTTACAAGTGTGTATGTACGGTCATCGTCACAAGGAATACGACGACCAGTCCAAGTGTGGACATAGCCTTGACCCTCTTCACGGAAACGACGTTGTCCTATGTTGTCTATTTGTTTTTGAAAAGACGCCATACCTGGATAATTAATGTCAAAAGAATCTGAAACAGCACGCATCTGCGGCTCTGGGACCCCAGCAGTTAGTGCTTGTTTGGAGACCCCTGCGCCGTAGAGACGACCATAAACAACACCCTTAATAAGATTACGACGCTTGTCCGACTTTTGCATAGTTGGGTCTTGATAAACCTGACGACCAATTTCGGTGAACGGGTCTGAGCCAGTTGCATCTGCCATGTTAAACAAGTTGATGAGATTCTCATCCCCTGAAAGCGATGCAAACATACGGAACTCAACCTGATCAAGGTCGGAAGTGATGATTACATGGTCTGGGTCTTTAGGTATAAATGCTCGACGGACAGTCGCATCTCCTTTTGGAAGAGTTTGTAGAGCTGGGTCAGTAATAGACATACGAGATGTTCTAGCTGCTACAGTTTTAATTGAGGGATGTAAAACTCCATCTATATTCATATTGATAAAGTTTAAGAAGTAAGTGCTAGCTAATTTTTCAGCTTTTCTAACTTGAAGAACTATCTCTGCTAACTCTTTTACCTCTTCGTTACCTTCAATTACTAGTTTATCTAGCTGATCTTTGGCAGCAGACTTTTGACCAGAAGCAGTGAACTCTGTTATCTCTGCTCCCAAATCTTCAAGCATTCTTACTAGTTGCTGATTGCTAGTTATAGAACCACCAAATTTGTTAAACGCCCAAAGTTTTGTTTTTTCTGTGTAATCAAGAAGTTCGTCATATTTCTTTTTAGAATAGTCAACATCAACAGTTGCTCCATTGATTTCCATTCTAGTAACTACCTTGCGAGCACCCATCTCTAATTCATATGCGCGACTGTATGGACCATTTGGCCCACACTTCTCCCAAAACATTTCCCAAAGACGCATTGTCAAAACAGTATCAAGAGCACCATAAGACCAGAATGGTTCAAATGAGATAGGAACAGTTCCCCAAGTCCAACCATTTGCAGCAAGTTCTTCATCAAGCTTGCTTTGCAAGTGTGCAGCGTAAGGGTCAATGTGTTGTGCAGAAAGTTCTTTAAGTGCACCAGAACCAAGAGGGTCGACAATGTGAGCCATAATCATCGTGTCATGTGCACGGTCCCAAGGAATACGCCACTTAGATTTAATCTCAAACCAACGAGCTTCAAACGCAATGTTGTGACAGACAATTGGACCGTCAAAACGATTCATTGCTTCGTAGAAGACGCCGTTCCACTCTTCCCACGGTATAGACCAACCAGTCATACCGTCGCCCACTTGGACTAATCGAAGTTGACCATGCCAAGGAGATAATGCATCTTTGCGTTGCCCACCTGGAAGTTCTCCAGTTTCGGTATCAATTGCTATGGCATTGTAAGGACGTCGTTCACCAAGCCAATGTAGGAACTCTTGCGCTTTTTCTACAGAGTCAACTAGTTTTAATTGAACTCCTGTTAAATCTCGTCTCTCAGTCACTTACAATCTCTCTTCTAGGGAATCATCTCTATTCTGTAGATTGATTCTATCTTTTCATCATACTTGGCTGCTTGTTCAAGTAGTCTTTGGGCTACATGAGTTAGATATCTTGCCCCACCAGCATCATATTTGTAAAGGGCATCTAAAACAGGTTCAGGCTCTTCTGAAACTTGAGCCCATGTTCTATCTTTTTCAGGGAAAATTACAGGAAGGTTTTTGCTTGGATAGCACTCTTCACAAGGTAGAGAGTCTACTTTTAACTCGTCAGAGCCAGCTTCAACAAGTCCATAGCGCTTCACTAGTGGACAAGCTGCTCCATGAAAAACTAATGAAACACCGACTCGAGAAAGAATATATGAACCATTATCTGTTTTGTAAAGCTTAAACTCAATCCATCGGGTTGACCCGCGGCGCCAAGAAGATGATTCACCTAAAAGACGTCCACTAAATTGGAGGGTACGAGAACCGTCCTTAACTTCATACATTAGCTACCAGCACTTTCAGAGTTTTGTTGCTCTTGTAGAGATGTTAGTAAATCAGATGTTTCTTGAGCTTGTTGTTCGTGTAGATCTTCATCATGAGGGTGCTCATGTGAATGTTCAAAAGTAATTTCCTGTGTCTCCACCACAATTTCAGTGGCTCTTTCGGGTCTATCTTTGAAGTATATGTAATTCCACCAAAGAACACATTCTTCTTTAGCCCATTCAACTTCTGCCCATTTACGAATAGGCCAAGCCTCAAAACCAGTATTTTCATTTAGTTGAATAAGTTCTAAAGTCTTGGAGACATCAGTTACGTATGTAAGAACGTTATCCATATGATTATAAATTAACTCTGCTGAAAGTTCTTCTCTTTCTTGAGTATTATTTATATTTATAGCAGTATGGACTTCTTCAGAGGAAGATGCTGTAAATTTTTTACATATATATGGACGGTCTTCGCCATTATATTCTGCAATATATTCTATCATATTACTTCCTTTAGTCTCTGAATCTCTTCCTTGAGAGAGTCTATCTCATTTTGCTGAACCTTAACTAATTCAAGGACGAGTGTCGAAATTAAACCGTAATCAATACCATCTGGTTCACCATTTTTGTCATACGCAAGAACTGGTTCAATACCTAAATCTTGAACCTCCTCCGCGATATAACCGTACATCCACTCGCGATTATATCTATTTTGAACAGCTCTAACAGAGTTTTTATATTTATATCTTTTTAACTTAAGATTTAAAATATTTTTTGGGTCTTGAATTGTAAAGTCTGAAATATCTTGCTTTACTTTTAGTGTAGATGGTTGCACTGCTCCAATTATTACAGATCCTACAGGGGTAACGCCGTGGCCGTGCGAACCATTTTGCCCAACGTGACCGTGAGAGCCACCTTGAATCGCCATGCTGTTCATAATCAACTGCGAGCTGTGCGTGTGAGCAGGGATAGTTCCCCCAGAATGAGTGTGGTTACCTATAGCAACTTGGTTAGAACCAGTACCAGTTGGGAGACGTGCAAAAGCAAGAGTACCGCTATCAATTTTTGCTGCAGAAACTTGCGGAATTCTTGCATCAGCAAAAATACCAGAGTTAATTTTTGATGCATCTAAGTTAGGGATTAATGTAGTAGCAAATGTTCCACTTGTTATTCTTGCTGCAGTAAGACCAGCAGTGGCTATATGACGATTTTCAACAGCTCCACTAATTATTGCATCTCCGTCAACAGAGTTAGTTCCAAGCTCTGACTGTCCAACAGCATTTAGTGCAATTTCATCTGCATCTACACCGTTTGTAGCAATTTCGGAACTAGTAACCGCATTTAATCTAATTTCTGCAGAGTCTACGGAGTCATTACCCATTTCTGCAAGGTTTACCGCATCGACATCAATTTCATCTGCTTTGACAGCACCTAGCCCGATTTCGTCAGAGCCAACCGCATTGGTTCTAATTTCTGCAGCATCAACAGCATCAGTATCAATCTCTGCAAGTCCCACAGCGTTAGTTTCAATCTCGTCTGCTTTAACAGCACCAATTGCAATCTCGTCAGAGCCCACGGCGTTAGTTCTAATCTCTGCAGCATCTACGGAGTTGTCTCCCATTTCTGAAAGACCAACAGCATCAATATCAATTTCATCTGCTTTAACAGCACCTAATGCAATTTCCTCAGAACCCACTGCGTTAAGACGAATCTCTGCAGCATCAACAGAGTTATCGTCCATTTCTGCTAAACCAATAGCATTAACATTAACATTCTCGTTATAGACAGCGTCAACACCGAGTTCGCTAGTTCCAACAGCGTTCTCTCGAATCTCTGAAGAATCAACAGAGTTCTCACCCATCTCTCGAATGCCGATAGCTCCTTCTTCAACATTGAGAGCTGTTACAGCAGAAAGTGCAAGTTGGTCTGCAGCAACCGAGCGAGGCTGTAAGTTATTCCCTTTAACAGAGTAATTACCTAATCTAGAAGGAGAAGGTCTTCCTTCTAAATACTTAAGTCTTTTTTGGACATCAGATAACGAGCCAGTAAGACTTCTGCTACGCGTTCTTCTTCTAGAAGCCATTTTCTTCCTTAAACTCTCTCTTCTTGTCTACTTTCCAATCAGGTATCAACACTAAATCTACCGTTTCTGGGAAAGTAGGACTGTCAGGAACGGAGACTTTAAAAGACTCTATTTTTCTCACAAGAATGTCATCTCGCGGCTCTTGGTCATCACCCATGCGTTGACGTATAAATTCGTCATCAATAATGATTGTGCAGTAATCGCCTGGAACATATGAACCAATTACTGGTGAAAGAGAGCCGTTAACTTGAATGTTGTATGTACCGATAGGGGGTAGAGCTTCATACAAATATTCTTGAGCGTAGTTCCATAAAGCGTCTTCGTTCTCAATCTCATCTATTTGCTCTACTTGGTCAAGAAGTGGCCAACTTCGACCGCTCTCAGCGGAAAGATATGAACGATTTGCTGCACCAGCATATGGCTGACTGGCGTCATCAGTCATATCTTCAATACGACCTACAACAAAGAATCGAGTTGCAGCTTCTTCAGCCGATTCATCAACTGTAAAAGTAAGAATGTTGCCAGGATACTCAAAGACTCTTTGGTCTGCTCCAAGCTCCTCTGGCTCATAGTACGACCCATTTGCAGGTGGAAAATCTGGTTGACTTGGGAAGGTAACAAAGGTTCTTGTAAAGCTCGCTGTGTCATAGTCGTAATCACACTCAATACGATAATCAAATGGACCGTTTACAGAGTTTGAATAGTCTTCAAGAATTTCTCCAACAGTTTTGTTTTGATAGCCTCTAAAAATTCTTGTGTCCCTATAAACTCCACTTTTATTGGTATCAGAAAGAGAAATACCAATATCTGAGTTTGATAGGTAGCTTCCAAAGTCTCCGTATGTAACTTTACTTCCCATGGTAACGGTTCCACCAGATACAGGTCTAGAATCGTTAAGTATTCCACCAGTTACATATTGAATTATATTTGCAGAAGGGACGTTACTAATAACGTGTCTTCCATTATATGTAGAGTCTAGAGTTCCAGAGAAAAAGCTGTCTACACCAGTAACAACAAAAGAAGAGCCAACAGACAACCCGTGGGGCCTGTCCAGTGTAAGTTCAGCAACACCATTTTGTGTTTTTCTAAAAGTTACGTTAAATGTTTGCAGACCGTTTACTACAGCCACTGGCACGTCTGGACCATTTAAATCAAATCTAAAAGTTGTTCTAGAAGGAACTTCGGTAACAAAATGAGTTCCGTCTAAGCCAGAGCCCACCTCATACAGATTGATTTCTTGACCAATAATTATGTCGTGCTCAGTGGATGTAGTTATAGTTACTACGTTTGCAGAGCGTTCTTTTTTAATAACAGGTACGTCATAGTCTTTTGATGGTCTAATTGCTTCATTAGCAAAATTAACCCCACCTAAATCTGTGTTAATTCTATATACTAAATCGCGAGCAACATCGTATGTATCTGCAAGTAGTCTGCACGCTCCAGAGGTGCTGCTTCCAGAGGTGTTAGCCGAGTGTGTTGAGTAGGTAAATTGATTTGCGGCTGGAATAGAGACTATTTGATAATCACCGTCTACCGCTGGGTTTACCGTAGTAATTTTTACAAACTGACCTTCAGTAAAACCATGGGCCGCATCTGTTGTGATTGTTGCAGTTCCATTAGAAATTGAATACGCAGAAACTCCAACATATTCAGAACCATAAATAATAGTTTGCCAAATATTTCTATGATAAAGATAGCTTACAAACTCTGATGCATCTACAGAAAGCTCTTTTGTGGCTACGCTGTATTGACGCGCCCAAATTATCCCTCCCCAAACGCAAGTGCCATTTCGAATTATGTACAAACCAGTTCTTCCTGGCATTGTAGACTCATAAAGATTTAAAGCTTTTGTAGTCTCGATGAAGGGTATAGTTCCAGAAAAGCCACCAGCTTTTTTATTAGCTCTTTCATAAGAAACGCTCTTAAAAGGCACCTCTGATATAACAGTGTTGCTTAGCAAATCTGTTAAGTAATATCGATATTCAACATTAGTCTGTAGTGTCATTTTTATTTTGTCCTTTTATCCAAGCCATCCAGAGCGGTAGTAGATTCTTAAGCTTGCCCCACCCTTTGGGTTTCCAGCATCCTCAAACTCTATCTGATTATTGCCAGGAGCAATTTCAATAAAATCAGCAAGAACATCAATTCTTCCTCGAGCACCGTCAACTTCTCCGTTAAAAGAAACTTCTCTATTTTTTGTATCAATTTCTAAAATATCTGCAGATAGGACAGCAGTAGCATTTGAAATACCTGGAGTAAAAATAACATCGTTCTTTTTAATAGCTTTTCCAGAAGCCTGAGTTGCTGCTACTGTCCCAGAGACACTAGCAGTTCCCGAAGATCCAGTGAAAGGAAGACTTCCCGAGACAGTTGCTGTTCCGCTAGGAGTCACTGTAGTCACATTTTGAATACCTAAAAGCTCAAGAAAAACTGTTGTTACATTTGTACTTGGAATATCTGTACCAGAAATTACTACTGTAAAAGAGTTTGCAGTGAGGATAGAAGCAACTTGCCTTGCATCTGTTCCAAACGGGGTTGTTCCAGAGAAACGAACCTCTGCCCCAGTAAATAACCCATGAGAGCTATTTGTAACTACAGTTACTATATTTCCAGTCCTTGAGTAAGAACTTACTTTTCTAGTTGCAACCTCGACAAAACCTGCAGATACCACTGTAGGAATTAAATTAGTAACGGTTTTTGAGTAAGAGAAAGTGGTTGTACTAGGTATGGCTGTAATCACAAAAGTCCCATCATAGGTAGGGTCTACCCCAGAAACTGTGACTCTTTCACCAATTATAAAATTATGTGGAGTTGTTGTTGTCAATATAACTGTATTAGAAGACGCCGAACGAGTTGCAATAGACCGTTCGTTTGCAGATGCTCTTTTATATGTAAAGCTGGTAGAAGTTGGTGTATCTAAAACTGTGTAGTTCCCGTTAAAGTGAGAGTCTACGTTTGAAATAGCCACTGACTCTCCTATAATAAAACCGTGAGCAGAGTTAGTAACTAAGCTTGCGATATTAGAAGTGAGCTGCTTGCTTATAATTTCTTTTGCATTTGTACGAGTTGCAGCATAGCTAAAAGTATTGCTAGTTACAGCAGTAATTCCATATGAACCGTCAAAAGGGATTCCAGCACCAGTCACGGTGACTGTATCTCCAATAATAAATTGATGTACGTCAGAAGTTGTTATTGTTGCAATGTTAGATACAACAACTTTTCCTGTTATAGCTCTTGGCGGTACTCGAGTCTTTTGGTATGTAAAACTATTAGCATTTGGAGTTCCTGTAACTGTATATACCCCGTCAAAAAGACTATCTACTCCAGCTATTGTTACTGAATCTCCAGACCCAAAACCGTGAGGAGTTGTTGTCTCAAGTCGAGCAACAGTATTTAAAAGAGACTTAGAAACAATTTCACGAACTTCTGCAGACTGTGTTTCAAAAGTAAAAGTTGTGTCTGTAGGAACAGTTAATATTGACTGCTCTCCATCAAACGGAAATCCAACATTAGAGATATAGATACTATCTCCAACTTTAAAATCATGCTTAGTTGTAGTTGTCAACGTAGCAATGTCTTTTAATTGAGTCGTATCAAAAACAAGCTGTTTATTTACAATAGACCTTGTGATGCTTCCCTTAAGAGACTGAGTTATAAAAAGAAGCTTATCTGTTGTTCTGTTATAAATTGTAGCTGGAGAGGTTAGAGGTCCAGTAATTTCTAAAATACAAGGTACAGGATAATTTCCAATATTGACTATTGAACCTGTTCCGTCATAGCCAGTTTCAATATTACTTACAGGAACTTCTACAACGCTGTAGCCGTCTGGGCTAGCATCGTTCCAAGAATATTTAATTGGGTCTGCAGCGCGAAGACCGATTTCAAAGTTTGTTCTGCCACGAGCATTATCAGTGTTTATTTGAACATCCCCACTTAGACGAACAAAAGACGCTCTAATTGGGTCGTTACCAGTCTTTAACCATGTTCCCTTATAAACCAAGTCGCAAGCGGCCACTAATCTATCTCGAGCTGTTTCCACCTGAGCAGGGTTTTGAACAAGGAAAGTTCCTCTTAAAACAAGACTTCTTGCAGCATATCGTCCTTGAACATCGTAAGAACCGTCACCAAATCCTCGAGCAATATCTGGCATTTCTGCTGGTGGCATAGACCACCAACCTTCAATATCTGTGACAACCCAAACAACACCAAATTGATCAATAGTGTTGAAAATAAAATCTCCAAGAATAATATTTGCTTGAAGTTTTAGTTTTTCTATTTCATTTGGTTGTAGGGGTGTAAGACCTCTATTAACATAATAATTTTCCTGAGCTTGGTTGTAAGAAGTCATTTTATGCAGCTCCTCGTCTCATTTGATAAGCAAGCTGACGTGACACAAGGTTTGCAAGCTCACGCTCATCCATACCAGCTGAAGGATAAACATTTACTGTTATGCCTTTACCAGAACCACCTGTCATGTAATCAATCATGGCTTTATCACGCTTTGATAACCCGTCTGGGTCCAAAGGCTCAACGCGCTCTGCTCTTCCACCTTCACCAATAAGGCTGAGCATTCCACCTCTTGTTGGTGGAACAATTCCACCCATAGCAAGTCTAGGTAGGCCAATCTCAAAACTTGGAAGTTTCTTTCCAAATACTTCAAAGCCACCAATTTTTAGTCTCTTTGAAGCTACATTGCTGTTCCACCAGTTTTTAGCTAACTCCCAAGCGCCTTGTAGCCCACTAGATATAAAACTCCAAATACCCTTAAGGTTGTTTGTAAATCTTTGTGGGATTCCCTTCACCCAACCAAGGACTTCTTCCATCTTAGTTTTTACAGCTTGATACGCTGTACCAAGACCATCAGAGACAAATCCCCAAATCTTTCCAGCACCATCAATAAATCTCTTAGGTAATCCTGTTAACCATGGAACTAAAGTATTTGTAAAGTATGTAGTTACTGCATTCCAAGCATCTTTAATCTTGTCTGATAAAAAGTTCCAAACTTTTCCTGCAAGCTCAAAAACTTTTTTAGGTAAGAATGTGTACCAATCCCAAACAGTCTTAAACCAAGAAAGAAGAGTGTTCCATGAAGTGACAGCAGCATCCTTGAGGAAGTTCCAAACTTTGCCCGCTAACTCCATAACTTTTCCAGGAAGTGCAGTAAACCAAGGGAAGACAGTTTCAGTAAAGAATTTAGTGATTTCAGGCCAAAACTTGATAATTAAACTTGGAATAGGGAACAAGATAAATGCCAAAACTTCAAGGACTTTTTTACCAAAGTCTACAATTCCTGGGATTAAAGTTTCAGTGAAGAAAGTCTTAACCTTTGTCCAAATTTCTGGAACCTTTTCACTAACTGCACCCCACACCTTTGAGAATATTTCTCCAATTTTTGCAGGAAGTTCTTTAAAGAAGGCAACAATCTTGTCCCAGTTTTCGATAATAAGAGGAAGAACTAGAAGAAGAATTCCAATAGGACCGCCAACTAAAGCAAGACCTCTACCAGCCGTGCGAGCAGCAGCTCCCAAACCTCTTAGAACGCCAGTCTTTACCTTTGCAGCACCAGTGCTTTTCTGCATTCCAGCCCTTGCTGCAGCAGAAGAAGTTGAAACTTTACGAAGACTTATAGCAGCTTGATCTGCAGATAGATAAACGCCCCTCATCGCGGCTTTCTTTTGCTTATCTACAATCATCTGTTTTTGTAGTTCTTTTCTGGTTAAACCAGAACCAGTACGGAATTTACCAAATGGGTCACGTATAAATTTAAGTAGTCCGCTAAAAGTATTTTTAACTTTTAGAATCGAACCAATAATTCCCATGAAAACTAATTTTCCACCCTTACCTACAAGGGCAAATGCACGATATACAGCAAAGATACTTCCAGTAAATATCAAAATCTTTTGACCAATATCACTACCAAAAATCTTTGTTAGAACTGAAAAAATCTTAGACAGTGTTTCAAAGAATATTTGAATAGCTCCGCTATCTGCAAAAACCTTAACAAGCTTTGCAAACTCAACTACTACATCTCCCAAAGCAGGGAGAGTCCCAGAAAATTCTTCACCAATAGTTCCAAAAATGTCAACTGCTTCATTAAGCTTGTCAAGAAGTATTCCAAAACCTTCAGAAGCTCCAACTTTGGCTGATTCACCAACAATATTGCCAATTAAATCCAAAAGCTTTGTAAAGTTGGTTGTTAAACCATTTAAGAACGTTGTAAGACCTTCGTTATCAGCCCCACCGCTTGTAAATTCTTTCCATTTTGTAAAGGTGGTGTCTAAGTATTTAACAAAGATATCTGCAGCACCACCTGGGGCAATAACGTTGTCAATAATGTCGCCTAGAGAGCCAAAGCCTTTCTTAAATGCATCTCCCAAACCACTCGAGATTCTATTAATGTTTTCAAAAAACTCTGTAAGCTCTCCTGTAGCCTTTTTGGCCTTCATAGTCTTATCAAATGTCTCGCCAAGACGCTGAATCCATAAACCAAACTTGTCAATCAAAGGCTCTGCGGCAGCCAATAGAGCCATAAGACCGCCATAGAATCCTGAAGCACCCTTACCAAGTCTTCTAATTAAAGTATTGTTGTTCTTCCAAACGGTTTCAAGATTTTTAAGATTCTCTCCCTCTTTAAGAGCATTTGCAAAATCTATTGCAACATCTCCAAGGGCACTTCCAGTATCAGTTAAAAGAGACTTTATAGTGTCCATAAAAGGTTTGTTTTTTACAAGAGAATCAATTGCCTGAGTAAGCTTAGGAAATAGCTCTTTACCTGCAGCATCTCGTAAGTCTTTAAATACATCTCTAATACTTAACAAATACTTTACAAACGCCTGAGCCTCTGGAGATAAATCAGATAGCGCGCATCTGCTAAATCTTTTTTAGCATCTGCTACATCGCGAACAGCTAATGCAATCTGACGATTAATATCACGAATTGCTTTACTCTTAGTTGGGTCGTCAGTTGCTTCATTAGTTGCTTCGTCTACAGCTTTTTGAGCATCTGCAACTGCTTTTATAGATTTTGCATAATCTACTGAAGCATCTGCAACAGCTTCTTTTGCATTTCTTTCAGCAATAGCAGCATCTTTAACAGCTTGAGAACCTTCAACGCCAGCAGCAGTTGCTGCCTTTTCTTCCTTTTTAAGATCCTTATTGCGGTCAATTGCTTTACGGAGGTTAAGGTCAGCCTCAGCAAATGCTAATTCTGCTTCTTGACGAGCACGGGAGTTTGGTGGGAGGTCTTGGACACGCTGCAAAGCATCACGAGCTTTAATAAACTCAAGGCGGGCCTTCTTTTCAGAGATTGCAGCGCCTTCAGTCTCAAATCTAAGTTGTTGTAGTTTTTCTTTAGCCTCTTCACGAGTTTTATTTAATTGCTCTGTTGCTTTATTACTTGCCTCAAGAGAATCTCTATAGGCACGTTCTGAACGAGAAGAAGATATTTTTGCATCAGCAAGACTCTCTTCAGCATCTCGTTGTCTTTCAGCTAACTTTAGAAGCAGTTCTGGTTTTCCTTCTGTTTGAAGCCTCTTAAGTTTTAATGAAGCATCATTAAGACGACGTCTTGCTGCTGCAATTGCTTTATCATTTGATGCAGTAGCTTTTTGAGTTTTTAGTCCAGCTTTAAGAGCTTTAGATACCCCTGAAAAAGCTAATTTAGCTGTAATAGCGGCTTGCCCTAAAGCGGTTAATGTTGCAGCAACTGCAACTAAACCACCAGCTGCTACCGCAGTTGCAGTTGCACCTAAAGTTAATAATCCACCACCTACAGCACCAATAGCTCCTGCTAAAGCAGTAAATGCAGGACCTAAAAAGTATCCTGTAGTAATTAATCTCTGTAAACCTAGTCGAGCGTCTTCAGCTTCTTTTCTAAACTTTGCACTAAAAAGTCCTCCTCTGTCCTTGTCACCGCTGGATAGCCCTCTTGAAAAAGAGTTGGAAATATCGCGTCCGTATCTTTCACCAATACCGTCTAAGCCTTCAAAGGCTCTTTGAATATCGGGACGAACGCGATTTGTGATAGCACGGACAATGACGTGTGCTTCACCTACTACTGCCATGCTCTCACCTCCTAGCTATCCGAGCGGTGCATCAAGTACTGTTCCAAATGGTTTTGACATTTCTGCGTCAAAATCAGTTGGTGGTACATAAGGTTTAGTTACGTTATTTGACGGATCAAATGGAACTAGATCGTCAAAGGACTGCGAGCCAGATGCGGTTGCAGTTGAACCTGCACTCGTATCAACTCTGTACTTGTAAGTCGTGCCATACAGCGTTCTGTAGATCACTGAACGCGACTCTGACTTTGCTGCTACTTGTTCTTGAGAGACAAGATTTAAATCATCCTCAAAATAGTAGTGAAGGACGTCGACCATATCAGCCGCATCCATTTCAGCTAGTTTCAGCCCGCTCACAATTGCTTTCCCATTAACGTAAGGCCAGAGATCTACTGCCCACTCGAGGAAGGCTCTGGCTGCTGCATAGGGCGGAGTGAATACTGTTCCACTAGCCACGCAGTAATCTCACCGAGGGTGTCCACGGTTACGATTTTGTCTGGGTCATTGAGAAGTGCATTGAACTTCTCCAAACTCTCTGAGAGAAGAGTCTTCTCAAAGAATTCGTTGATGGTTCGTGCTACCGCTGCACCATCAGACTCATCTGAATTTGCCACGATGGTAAGAAGTGTCTTGCCTTGAATTGCTGGTCGGCAATGAAACTCTTCACCGTGAATCTTGAACGATAGTGGAGAGAACTCTTGAGCAGCTCCACCGAAGTCCTTGAATCGGTTTGTCATCCTGTTTCCTTTGTTTGTGTCTTTCCTATTACTGGTGTAATAGGTGTATCTATTTTACCCAGCTAACCTAAGGTTATCTGTCAGATAACGATTAGGTCTTGTACCAGGGTGCTTCACTACATGGGCAAAAACTATTTGACCTCTTGTAGCAAACTTTAGAACTTGCTTTCTATTTGGCTTAATAATGTGCGGAGAAGTGCCTTCGTGATGCATTTTTGCATAGCTTAAGGTAGAGCCAACTCGAACATATTGACCTCTAGTGTCAGTAAAATGTCGCATATGAATGGATGCACGAAGTGCTCCAGTTCTAACACCGACTTGACGTCGAGCCCCACCCAAAACTCTTAGTCCTCTTGCTCTTAAATCTCTTCCTATTGGACCATTTGAAGACCTAAGCAGATACTCCATACCTGCTCTATTTTCTATAAAAATTACATCAGCCATTATGGAACCACCATTGTGATTGTCATACGAGTTGTTTGAAATCCGCCCTCAGGAGGAGCAGAGTCAACAGTTGCAATAACGCCCATACCAAATGGACCATTAGTTGCCCAAGAATCAAATTGATTAATACTTTCCATAAGAATCCAAGCATCGTAAGCTGCAACGACAGCTGCTGCTTGAATATCGTCAGCTAGAGGTGGTTGACCATTTTGCTGAACAATTGGGACCTCACGGGAGACAGAAATATTTAAGGTAACAGAGCGAGGGTCATTACAACGACGAGGCTCAGTTGCTTCATCTCCTGGAGTTCCTACATACATCTGAATAAGAGAAACAACAAGCTGTTCGCAGTCGACAACAGGAGTGGCTATATTCCAATAACGACGTGCTGGAAGAGGCATGTCATAAGAGTTATAAACATTAATAACTCTATTTAAAACATCTTGCATCAAATTAGCCAAATTTTTAGCGTCATTTGACACACCAGTCACGTTAGGAAGTGCCATTGTCTATCTCCGTCTCTAGGGAAGTGCTATAGGGGTTACAGGATTTCCTAGTTGATAAATAACATTGCTTGTCAAAAGGTTTATTACTTCATCAACTGCAGGGTTACCTAGACTTGGTCTTGTTGCATAAAGGTCTAAAGTACCTGGGTCACGAGTACCGAGAATTGGAAGAATGTCTGTGTAATTAAGACTTAATCTAATTGTTCCCTCAGTACGGTCTAATGCTGCTGCCTCCGTAAAAGTTGTACTAGTTGTGTTTGTATAGTTGGAAACAGTTGCTGTAACTGTCCAAGCATTATCAAGAGTTAGGAAATCTCCACCAAACTCATCGAGGTAGTAAATGTTAGTTCCGCCTTCTTGGTTAAAGTACAAGTCAAAGGCAGACAGCTCGAAAGCAGGTGCCTGACCAATAATACGTCGAGCACGAGGAGTATCTGGGGAGAACACACGGGAACGGGCACGGGCTTTATCTGGGTTTGCAGTCTTTAAAAATAGGTCAACAGCGTAAACACCAGTGCGAAGGTCATCAATAAAGTCTTGAGAATCTAGAACAGTGTAAGAAACACCTTGTCTAGATACAGAAGTTACCCGCTGAGGCAGGGCGCAGGTGTCATCTCCTTCATAGAGTTTTACAAGCTCTGTAGCAAGAATTCTGGCCGCTGCTTTACCTGCTACTGGTGGAGGAGAACCATATGTGTATGTAACTTCCACATTAGAAGGAGTCCATGTGGCATTAGGAGTGCCATAAATAGTTGAGTGGTCAGCTAAATAATAAGTATTTGGGTCAACAATATCTCCGTCACCTGTACGAAGAGCATGTACTCGAACCACTTTACGGCCACGAAGGCGTACACGGCTGTAGGAAGATGTTCCATCTCCTTGGTAATCATGATGGGAATCAGAACCAAATCCCCCCTGAGGAAGGTTTTCTACTTGACCATTGATAAGAGTAGGAGAGTATGACAAGCGAGAAGCGCCAGCACGAAGATATGGGTCATACACCGAAACATAACGCTCGGTTACTGTAGTGGTGCCAGAGAACTTGCGGCCTGACATTGCCCAAAGCATGTAAGAGGCAGTCTTAACGGCTTCATAGGCATAATCAGATTCGGCATATATGCCTAACTCTTCTGTATCAACCCATAAGTTGCTCATTGCGTCCCTTTCTACAGATGTGAATAGGGGCGGGCAGGGAACCGAGTGCTAAACACAAACGGCATCTGCCCGCCCCTTTTTCTTACTACTACTAGGCGGTTGGATCCTCAGTCGACGCAATGATGAAGTCGATTGGTAGATCTGGGTTGTAGGTATCAGAACCTGGAACGTTAAATCCAGTCTCTGAACCTTGGTTGTCGAAGTCAGACACTGCTAGGTATCCGCGGTTGCGAACTACTGAACCAGCTGGGCTAACTGCTGCAGATGGAACATCTGTAGCAACCTTTGCATAGCGGAATGATGTTGGAGTTGGAGCTGCAGTGATTGTGTATGTGCCATTGAATGTTGAATCAACGCCACTGATTGATACTGACTGACCAACTTCAAATCCGTGTGCAGCACCTGTTGTAAGTGTTGCAGTGTTTGAAGTAAGAGACTTGTTGGTGATTGTCTTTGTTGACAAATCGAACCAGCGGTAGAAGCCCTTTAGTCCTTCTGGTGCCCAGTTTGAACGAGCATATGAATATGGACGTTCTGCAGCTACTGGGAACTCCCAGCGGCCATCTAGACCCATTTCGAACTGTGGGTTTCCAAGGCCGTAGCCTTCGAAGGTGTTCGCAAGCAAACCATTTTCGATAACACGGTCACCGCTTTGACGAAGCTTGCAATATGGGAATACCCAGTAGAAGTATGGAAGTGTGGTATCACGCTTTCCGTCCTTTACTGCAAATGACCATACTTCAATTGAAACGCCGTTTCCAGCAGGATCGTCGCCAACAGCTGGTGCGGCCCAACCGATTGACTTGTTATCAGGTGATGCATATGAACCAAAATTCTTGCGGAGAAGTAGACCGCCAGACATTAGAGCTGAAAGCTCAGTGTCTGGTTCGCAAATCGCGATCTCCATAGTGATGCGCTTTAGAGTGTCAGGGGCTTTGTATGACACGCATACAGTACCGTCTGCTGACTTCTCTACAATTTCGTCACCCTCTTCATATTCAGGGGTGAATGATGCGCGAAGAAACGCCGAGGTGGTGTAAGAGTCACCTGCTCCATTAAGCAGGTTACCAGCGGCGTCCAGTCGAGTGACTCGGATCGCCACACCTTGGACGCTAGCCGCGTAGTCCTGTGTAGCCATTCCAGTGTGCTCCTTATTCTATGTTGTTGTTGCTTTTAGTCATTAGGAAGTGTCACTCGCATTGCGTAATGAATCGACGGATCTGCGTACGCAGCTGCAGGGCGAAAAGCCTTAATCCGCATGTTATTAATTGTAACATCTGCACCCTGAGCTAAGTTTTCATTTACAATCTCGACTTTACCGAGATGAACATCAACCATGCCAGTTGCATATATCCATTTGTTGGTAGCAGATGCGGCAGCATTTGTATCACCAATAGGACCGTTACCTGTATAACCCGAACCAATAACTACATGAGTTCCAAGACGTGTCATAGCACTTCCTGAATTCTCATCGCTTCCCTTCTTATAAATAAGACGAGAACCTAGAATTGAAGCCACATCACGAGTCATGTGGATTACTGCATTCTCACCTGTTGGTGAGTCAGCAATTGCTTGCTCTAGGATCATTAGTGCGTTCTCTGGCTTTTTAGCGCCAGAAACTGGGATAGTTGCAGCACCACTCTTGCGAAGATACATATTGCCAGAGGCAGATGTTTCTTCCTGAGCTGCTACGCCCTCCCAGAATTCTCTTTCTACTGCCTTCTGTGTGACTGCCTCAAGCACTTTAACTACTTGTGCGAAGCGGTCTTCTCCTGGAAGGCTAAATGTTGAATCAAAAAGTTCAGCGTCTACATAAAATGGAACGTAATCAATGTACTTATCTTCGCCAGATCCGTCATAGAGCTCGCCATTTGCAATTACTTCATCATTTACTGTTAAAAGACGTAGATATGATGGGATTGAGTCAAACTCTTGTGAAAAACGACGAACCCATCTTTCGTCGGTCTCCCTGCCCGTGTGGTTCATAACACGGGCAACGCTTAGGAGACCGCATGGTGCAGGAACTAACCCATTCGCTGGAAATACTCCTCTGAATGTTGCCATTTCTTACTCCTTCGTTTCCTAAGCGTTGCCTACGTGTTATTTATCGAATTTTAGTATTCGACTGCAGCAGCAGTTGCTCCACCAGTAGTATCGCGGAGAGCAGCAGCTACACCGTTGATGCTAATGGATGAAGTAATTGCAAGACCTTCGATACCGACCTTTGCAACACCTTCGAATGTTTCTACGAACATCTTGTAGTCGTTTGTACCGACTAGAGATGAATCGCGGATGATTCCAAGGTCCAAAGTTCCGCCATCTAGGAACAAGAATGTTCCTTCTGCGAATAGGTACCATGTGAAGCTGTCTGCGAACTCAACAAGTGCAGTTGCACCCTGAGCGCCGTAGACGTTCTGGTCTAGTGAGAATGAAACAACTACGTTGCGAGCTGCAAGGTAGCCATCAATTTCACCGTATGCATTTAGCATGCTGTCACCAGGCATTGATAGAGCAAGATCTGCTGCCATTGCATCCTTAACCCATGCTGGGATAATTACGCGAAGGGAAGCATCTGCTTCTAGACGGTGACGTGAACGGTAAGCAGTTGCAGCGCGACCAACCTGTACTAGGAAGTCACGACCGAAACCGATTAGTGAAGAAGTTGTAACAGCTGTTGAGCCATCAGCAATCTTCGCTAGAAGGTTCTGCTCTGCCTCACGAGCGTGCTGAATCAAACCAAGCTCATTGTGGCGAGCAATTAGTTCTGGATATGCACGAGTTGCGAGGTTACCGAACTGCATTTGGAGAGTTACAGCGTCTGTTGCAACTGTGTTCTCGCCAGCAGCTGTTACAGTCAAGCTAGCCTTTGATGCAGGTGATGGAGTTGTAGCTGCATCGTTAGCAGCAGTCCACACACCAACAGCGTTAGCGTAGTCTGAAAGAACTGGTGGGGTAATGAAACGAATACCACCACGGTCAGCTTGGAAACGAGGAAGTGCATCACGTACTGGACGTGCTGTAGTTCCTAGTCCGAAGATGTCGTAGCGGACTTCGAAAGGTGCAACGTGTCCACCAGCAGCCACAATGGCTTCAGGTGAAACTACGTTCTGAATCTTTGCCCAGTTAGATTCTGCATCTGTTGAAAGAGTGCGCTCTTCTGGGAAAGAAGTTGAGATAGATGCAACGATGTGTTGTTCTCCATCTCCGCCATTTACACGGCGTAGAGCATGAATACGCTTCTCGAATGCTGAAGCGACATCAGACATGCTTGAAAGCGGGCTGCCAGCTGTTAGGCCAGGAATATCAGCACCTGCCGTGATTGCCACGGGAGCGGCTGAGACCTGAGCAACAGGACGGCGGTCCGCTGGGACCTCTGGGGTGAGGTCATCTGCATTTGCAGCGGCGGTCACGGGTGCCTCCATTGTTTCCTGAACCACTACTGGTTCAATTGGTTGGGTTTCTTTGATTGATGCCTCTGCTGCATCTGCAACATCGGCGGCTGCGTCTGCTGCATCATCTGATGCTGCATCTGCAATTTCTGCTTCGGAAGCTTCTGCTTCCGCTGGTGCATCTACTGATGCTTCAGCAGCTGGTGCTGCCTCTTCATCTGCTGATGCAGTTACTGTTTCCTCTGTAGCAACTGGTGCTACTTCAGCTGTCTCGGTTGTGTCAGTTGAGAGCTCTGCGGTCTTATCCGCTTCGGTTGACGCTTCGGTCATGGCCTTTTTCTCCTCTTCCTTTTCTTTGTCTGCATCTGTTTCAGCAACAGGTGCTTCTTCAGCTGCAGGTGCGGATTCGGCAGGAGCAGCAGGAACTTCTTCAGCAATAGCTGGAGCTTCTTCCTTCTTCTCCTCTTCCATCACAGGTGCTGCCATTTCAGTTGACTTTTCCATTTCGGTGTCATCATCTTTAGCTTCATCTGTTTCTGGCATTTCGCCATCTTCCTTCTTCATGTCGTCGCCGTACACACGGGACGCTGCCTCAGCGGCCCGCTGGGCGAGCTCCTGAACTGCGGCTTCGCGCTGCTTCAGTTCTGATTTAACAGAATCAAGCATGTCGGCAAGCGACGTCATAGCGTCAACTGTTGCAGGAGTAGGCTCTTCTTTCTCAACCGATTCGAATTCGCTGATGATTGACTTTTGAAGCTCGGCGACTGAAGAGTCATCGAGATCAGCAAGTTGATCCATCATTTCTTTGATTCGGTCCACTGTCCCTCCTTGGGCAGTTGTGTAGAACAAAAATAGTTCTATCGCTGATTTAGTCGAGGCCGAGGGACTCCGAGAGACGCAATGAATGCGTGGAGGCACTCCACCTGTTATAAATGGTACAACCATCTAAAACAAGTGATTGGACGGAAAACGAGGTGTTTCTGTCCTTTATGTTAAAAGTCTTAAAAGCTTCGCCATCTGTGAGGAAATCTCTGACTGGTTGTAGAGTTCACTACCAGACATAAACTTCTTAAGCTCTGCGGTTGCAATATCTGCGTCCTCATCGCCAATCTTGTCTTCAACTCGAGAGATCATGTCCTTCATAAGTTTGCGTAGGGCTGGAGGTACATCTGAGAATCTAATTTTTTCAGCCTCTGCTCCAAAGGCAAATGGAAGGTTTGCAATAACCTTTCCAAGCTCCGCAGAACTGGTACGAATGTTCTCTAAAGCTTCAGGATTAAGGGCTTTTGCGTCCAATCGGTCAATAATCCCGATAAGAGCATCTGCTGCTTTAGCAGCATTGCCATAATCTCCAGCATTGTCAAGGTTTTCAGCCTCTTCTACCTTGGCAATAACGCGGTCAAGACCAGCAGTTCCAAGGTCGGACTTCAAACGAGCAAGTACTTGACGGAACTTACCTGCAGCATCCCGAGGTTGAGTTTTAGGGGTGTACTTACCTCGTTCTTTTTCAGCTATATCTCTTGCTGTTTTTTCCAGTTTTAGAGCTTTAATCTCTTCTTCAGTTAAACCTTCTAATGCTGGGTCTTCAGCAAAAAGTGCTTCTGATTTTTCAAATACAGCACTTTTTACTCCCCCAGCTGCTAATGCAGCCTGAGTAGAGGAGATAACTTCCCGCATTCGAGAAGCGACATCGTCAGTGTTTGTAGTCACTATTAGTCCTTTTTAGATTCAGTTGACTCTTTCGATTCAAGCACTGCGGCTGCAGCTAGAGCACGCTCTCTCATTGATGCGATTACAGAATCATCAATAGCAGCTGATTTCCACTTGTCTGGAATCATACCCTCTTTATTAAGGGCACGGGCACGCTTCATAATATGCTTGCGAACAAGACCACGCTTACCAGCTTTTGCACGACCATAAGCCTGAATTGCGTTTCTCAAATCTCCAGAATTACGGATAGGAAATGAGCCATCGTCTAGAGCCTTACCTTCTTCGGCAAGCTTCTTACGTTGCTGGCGAGTAATAACAGCCATTTCTGACTCTGGGTCTTCG